CTAGACCGTGACGATGACGTTATGAGATACCAAGGTCAGGCCTTTAACTGGATTGGCTTTGACGAACTTACACAGTGGCCTACTCCATACCCTTGGAACTACATGAGGTCACGACTTAGAACAACTAGAGCTAGTGGCTTACCGCTCTACATGAGAGCTACTAGCAACCCTGGAGGTCCAGGACATCAGTGGGTCAAGAAGACCTTTATTGATCCTAGCACTCCTAGTGAAGCATTTTGGGCAACGGATACAGACAGTGGTGAAGTTATATGCTGGCCGAAAGGTCACACTAGAGAAGGTGAACCACTGTTTAAACGTAGGTTTATACCTGCTACCTTATTCGATAATCCTTACCTAGCAGACGATGGCATGTATGAGGCTAATCTTCTGTCGTTACCTGAGCATCAGCGAAGACAACTGCTAGAGGGTGACTGGGACATTAATGAGGGTGCAGCCTTTCCAGAGTTTAACCGTAAAGAACACGTAGTAGAACCCTTTGATATACCTAATAGCTGGGTAAAGTTTAGAGCTTGTGACTATGGTTATGGATCTGCTACAGGGGTACTTTGGTTTACCGTAAGTCCGTCTGAACAATTAATTGTTTATAGAGAAATGTATGTATCTAAGGTTACAGCTTCAGATTTAGCTGACCTTATATTGGAAGCTGAAGATGGGGAAAAAATGCGCTATGGTGTTTTGGATTCTAGTTTATGGCATAACCGTGGTGATACTGGGCCATCATTGGCTGAACAGATGAACATGAAAGGTTGCCGTTGGCGTCCTTCAGACAGATCAAGAGGCTCTCGTGTAGCTGGTAAGAACGAAATACACAGACGCTTACAAGTAGATGAGTTTACAGAAGAGCCTCAACTGGTATTTTTTAATAACTGCACTAACACTATTTCCCAAATACCTGCAATACCTTTAGATAAAAATAATCCTGAAGATGTAGATACACATGCAGAAGATCACTTGTACGATGCCCTAAGGTACGGTATAATGACTAGACCAAGAAGTAGTCTATTTGATTTTGATCCTAACAATCACAGAACAGGGTTTCAAGCTGCAGACGCAACCTTTGGCTATTAAGGATAAAACATGGAAGAAGAATTTGAAGACATGATGATGGATATGGAGGAAACTTCATCCATTAAAGATGTTAAAAAGGAAGAATACTCAGACCCTGCTGCAGGACAGATTGTTCATTTTGTACGAGAAAAATTTTCTAAGGCTGAAACTGCAAGAGAGCTTGACGAACAGCGTTGGATTCAAGCTTATCGTAACTATCGTGGTATCTATGGTTCTGATGTTCAATTCACTTCTACAGAAAAATCAAAAGTTTTTGTTAAGGTTACTAAAACAAAAGTACTAGCTGCTTATGGTCAAATTGCAGAGGTGTTATTTGGTGGTAATAGATTTCCTATTAGTATTGATCCCACCGTTCTCCCAGACGGTGTAGAGGAAACAGTTAGTTTTGAAACAAATGCAGAACAACGTAAGGCGGCTGAAGGATTGCCTGACTTACTTCCTGGTGAAACTTATCCAGAGCTTCTTGAACGTGCAGCTGGACTTAAGGCTAGTCTAACACCAGTAGAAGACATCTTAAAACCAGGCCCAGCTAAAACTCCTACTTCTCCACAGTTTCATCCTGCAGATGTAGCTGCAAAGAAGATGGAAAAGAAAATTCATGATCAGTTAGAAGAGTCTCACGCCAAGAAGCATCTCCGTGCTGCGGCATTTGAAACAGCTCTATTTGGTACTGGCATTATGAAAGGTCCATTTGCTGTAGATAAAGAGTATGCTAACTGGGACGAAGAAGGCAACTATTCACCAGTATTCAAAACTATCCCACAAACTACTTCTGTTTCCATTTGGAACTTCTACCCTGACCCAGATGCTGCTACTATGGAAGAGGCAGAGTACATTGTAGAACGTCATAAGATGTCACGCTCACAGTTACGAGCGTTAAAGAACCGTCCTTATTTCCGTGAGAATACTATCGACAATGCTTTACGTCTTGGCGAATCCTACAACAAAGAGTGGTGGGAACATGCTATGGAAGATAACTCAGAGCAAGATCAAGCTCAACGATTTGAGGTTCTTGAGTTCTGGGGTTTTGTAGATACAGAGATTTTAGAAGAACAAGACATAGACATTCCTAGTGAATTAAAAGACTCAGAACAACTTAGTGTAAATGCATGGATTTGTAATGGACAAGTGTTACGTTTAGTAATGAATCCGTTTACTCCTGCTTACATACCTTACTTTGCCGCACCTTATGAGATGAATCCCTACAGTATTTTTGGTGTAGGTATTGCGGAAAACATGGATGATACTCAAACCCTTATGAACGGGTTTATGCGTATGGCAGTAGATAATGCTGCACTATCAGGTAATTTGCTGATTGAGATTGACGAGACTAACCTCGTCCCAGGGCAAGACCTCTCCGTGTATCCAGGGAAGGTGTTTCGGAGACAGGGAGGGGCACCTGGTCAAGCAATCTTTGGCACCAAGTTTCCTAACGTATCTAATGAAAACATGCAGATGTTTGACAAAGCAAGGGTATTATCTGATGAATCAACGGGCTTCCCATCTTTCGCACACGGACAAACTGGAGTATCAGGAGTGGGAAGGACTGCTTCTGGCATTAGTATGCTTATGTCTGCAGCTAACGGCAGTATACGAAATGTTGTCAAGAACATAGATGACTACTTACTAGCACCATTAGGCAAAGCATTTTTTAACTTTAATATGCAGTTTAACTTTGACTCAGATATTAAAGGTGACTTAGAAATCAAAGCTCGTGGTACTGAAAGCCTAATGGCTAATGAAGTACGTAGCCAACGACTAATGCAGTTCTTGCAAGTTGTACAAAATCCTGCACTAGCACCGTTTGCACGTATGGACTATATTGTACGTGAGATTGCTAAGTCTATGGATCTTGATCCTGATAAGGTTGGCAACAACATGGCACAAGCAGCAGTACAAGCTGAAATTCTTAAAAAGTTCCAAGAGGCTAATCCCCCTGAGCCAGAACCTGGTGTACCACCACAAGGTGGTCCTGAGGGCGCTCCAGCTGGCGCACAGGTACAGGATACTCAAGGTAGCGGGGGTGGTACCATAGGTACTGGTACAGCTCCTACACCAGGAGAACAGGGCTTCTCAGGTAACACTGGCGAACAACAACAGGTACAATGAAACTAGTCGTGAACAATACACTAAAGCCTTTTGTAAATAACCCTGAGTTATACACTCCGTTTATCGAAGAGATTGCTGAACGGATCGCCTTTACACATGTAACACTAGAACAGTCTAGGGAGATTGATGAGATCTATAGACTGCAAGGTGAGATACGTGCACTAAGATCACTACTAAAGTTAAGGGATAAAGTTAATGCCTGAGCAGCCTATAAGACCAAAGCCTAGACCTATTTTAACTAGAAGGTTATCTGATCAGATGTCAGATATGGTTTTAGGGGAAAGTGAAACTCAAAATAACCAACCTGTTTTATCTCCAAATATACAAAAAAGTTTAGGTGCCCCAGAAAAAGTTTCTGCAGAAAAGATAGAAAACTATGTTGAAACTGTAAATCAAACTGAAGATCCACTTCAAGCTGTTCTTTATGCTAGTATGCTTACTAGTGAAAAAGAACCTGATGAATCTGGTTACAGACCAACAGAATTAAATTTAGATGAAAATGACGAAGAGCAAAGGAGAACTATATACTCTTTTTTTAAGAATGCTTTAGGGAGCTTAATAGGTGAAGACTATGACCCTAGAGATAAAGCTTGGTGTGCTGCTTTTGTAGATGCAACTTTAACTAAAATAGGTGCAGATAGATTAGATTCCTGGTCTAGGATAAGGGCAAATGACTACACTAAGTATGGAGTAGAAGTAGACATTGAAGATATTAGACCAGGTGATATTGTGATATTTGATTGGTCTAAAGATGGTAAACGAGACGGAAGAGGAGACCATGTAACTTTTTATGCTGGAGATCTAGTAGATGGTGTAACTAGTAGAACAGATAGTATTAGGGTACTTGGAGGAAATCAAGGAGATCGCCGTGCTATTATAGGTACTGATCAGTACGGCAATCCTGATCGTAATAAACAAGGTGTAGTTTCAGTTAAAAATTATAGTAAGGAGGATATTCTTGCGGTTAGAAGAATTACTAGAGATAGTAAACCTTGGGAACGAATAAAAGATCAAAACCCTTTATTCTTCTATTCTAATAAAACAAATCCAAGTTATGGGTTTAATAAAGGTGGTGATGTAGCAGCTCAGATGGATCTTATGCTACCATCTGCTGATGATGACATTCGTCCAGAAGATTACACCCAATATAAACCTGACAACTTCACTGGTAGAAGTTTTGCAGCTGACTCCTTTCAAGAAACTAAAGATAGGTTTATGGATGCAGGTAATATTGATGTAGACCCTGATGATCCTGCTATCTTTACCGCATATAAACGTGCTGTAGATTATCTTAAAGACACAGGACTTGCAGGTTTAGGTCTAGCTGATACTGCATTTAAATATGCTGTAGGTTCTGTAGCTCAGGTTATGCCAACAGAGCAGCTAGAAAAACGTATGGCTAGGGATCTTTACTCTCTGCCAGAAGCCTTTGGTGGAGCTGCAGGTGCTAAAAGTATAACTCAACTTGATGATGCAGCTGATGCATTTCTTGCAGGATCTAAACAAGTAGCGCAAAAGTTAAAGACAGAGTATGACCCTACGATGGTTAGAAGCTTTGTTGGTGCTACTCCTCCTACTTACCAAGAACGTGAGACTCCTTTATCATCCCCATTACTTTCAAAAAATTTAATGGCTACTGAAACTTATCCTAATACTGCAAGATTGTTACAACAAGAACTTGGTGATAACTTTACGTCTATTCCTGATGAAGTTTTAGACATTTATAATATGGGCCTTTTAATCTTTAGAGAGCCTGTTGTAGAGTTTGCAGAGACTTTAGATATTCCTAAAAAAGGTTTATTAGGTTCAGAGTTTTTAAACCGAGTAAAAAAGAACCCATCTATTCCAGAAACTTCTTTGCAAGAAAGTGTTATAGAACCTTCTAGAAGGTACACTAAAGATGAGTTACTTAGAGCCTTAGGCGTAAATGCAAACACTCAAGGAACTTTTAGATCAGTTGCAAATATTTCTCCCGCAAGAATAAAACAATTTGAACAGTATCAACGACAGCGTAGAGATGCAGGTTTTGTAGGGGGAACTGAAATTGATTACTTTGATATACCTATAGATGTAACTATTGGGTATCCTGGCAAGAAATTTAAAGCTCATTCTCAACATTATCAAGACGAAACTCTAGTTCATGTTAGGGGGTCTATTATAGATAGTAGCGTTCCTTTCTCTGAATTTAACACTGGCCCTTCTGGCGAAATAGTTATTGATTCAACTAGGAAGTTTATAGCCTTTGATACCATAATTGACAATGATAACTTTTTACTTGTAGAAGAAATTCAATCTGATCTTCTTACTAAGGGTTATGTAAAACCTAAAAGTCCTTTTGACGCAGCTTTCTCTGAGGCTATTGATAAGTATAATTTTGAAAATCCTGTTAAATACCAAGAAGCTTATGGAGATATTTCTACTGACATACAAAAGATTTTTAAAGAGCTAGATGAAGAAGGGATATATTCTCCTGAACTTCCTATCCAGTTAGAACCATTTAGCTCTAACCCATTTTTTAGCCCTGAAACAGAAACTGCTTTTACTAATAAGATTTTAGATAAAGGTTACACAACCTTTGAAGAACTTAAAGACTATATTAAAAGTCAAAATACAAATTCTGAGCAGATTTGGGGTATTCTTAGTAGACTAAAACGTGAAGTTCCAGGTGTTTCTATAGTTAATGATGCGTTAGGTGGAAAAACTTATACTAATATATCTTTAGACTTAGATGATCCTGCTTTTGATGATTTTTTAGAAACTTTTTATGAGTCTGTAAAGGGTAGTGAGATTGATCATGAAATTCATATGCATAGATATGAAGATTTTATAGATGATTATAATAGGGTAATACTAAAAAAGATAAAAGAAAAAGGCCTCAGTAAAGAATTAGACCTAAACGACTTACAAAGACTAAGAGAAAAATACGAGGGTGCTGGATCTAAAGGCACCTTAAGCGTAGGACTACCACCAATACGAAAGAATAAACAAGCTGTAGATGAGGCACTTAAAGTTCTTATAGCTAAAGCAGCACAACAGGGTGTAGATAAGATTGTTATTCCGCCAGCAGAGCGTATAGCTATGGCTAGAGGTAGAGAGCTTAAGAAGGATAAAGGTGATAGGTTTTACAGAACTTATGTAACTGACTTAAACAAATCTTTAAAGGAACTTGAAGATAATTACCCTGTAATAGTACATAGAGATGTTGAGTTGCCATACCTTAAAGAGTCTGACCCTGACATTGGAGACTTTGAGGATCTTGATATGGAAGCTGCCTTACAAGCTGCAATAGATGCAGGGGATCCAGAAGCAGCCGGAGACATAGCAGAACTAATCCAAACTGATGGTAAAAGACTTGATGCTGACAACAAAGGTACAATCTTAGACATCTCAGAGTTAATTGATAAGTACAAAATAGAACAACCAAGACAGTTTGCCGAAGGGGGCGTAGCAATGAACGAACAAATGGAAATGGCCTTTATGAACCAAGGTGGACTAAAAGACGACGGCATGAAGCGAGACCCAGTGTCAGGTAATGAAATACCTAATGGTTCTATGGCTAAAGAGGTACGGGATGATATATCTGCTCAACTATCTGAAGGTGAGTATGTGGTACCTGCTGATGTCGTAAGATACCTTGGTGTAAAACATTTTGAAGATTTACGAGATAAAGCAAAACAGGGCTTGCAAAGCATGGAAGCTAATGGTAGAATCGGTGGTGAGCCTGTTCCTGTTGGTGGACCACAAGCTGCCCCTATGATGCAGCAACCTCAACAAATGCAGCCACCGATGCCTCAAGCTCCTACACCATACAGCCCACAACCTGCACCACCTCAGATGGCTATGGGTGGTGATCTATCTCCAGAAGAGATGAACGAGATCAACAGCATTATGATGGCTCAAGGTGGTATGGTTCCAGCAGACCCATATCAACAACAGCAGATGCAATATGCTCAGCCAAATATGGCTATGGGCGCAGCTGAAGGTACAGATGTAACCTCTAACAGTTTTATGAATCCAGGTGGAGGTATAACTCCTGGGCAAGCTATAACTATGCCTACTAATTATAGTTTTGGTTTTAGTAATGAACCTCCTGGCCCAAGCTTAGTTCCCCGTAGTGTAACACTTTATGGACCTAATGGAGAACAAGAACAGTTAGTTTTACCAGCTCAACAAGCTAGATACGATGAACTGATTGGACAAGGGTATACAACAACAAATCCAACTGATGTAGAGGGAAGTACAGGTTCAACCCCCTCAGAGTTTTCTGATGACAGTGATGATCCTATTATGCCTCCAGCAACTCCAGGTGCTCCTGGGACTACCTTCACTGGCTTTAAGAACTGGGGTGCAGAGGTAGACTGGGCTGATCCAGAGTCAGTTGAAAAGTTTGTTAATCAGCAGTACAATATGCCTGACCCTGCCTTAAGAAAAGGTGCAGGTGTAGCAGGTTTACTTGGTGCAGGTCCACTTGCTGCTGTAGGTACTATAGGTAGTTTATTCATGGCAGGTCAAGTTTTAGATACTGTAGCTGACTTAAGAAGTTCTGTAATGATTGCTAAAGCTTATGGAAATACAGAAGGTGCAGCAATGGCCCAAGCTAAACTTGATTTAGCTTTAAAAGGTGCTCCAAGTTACGTAACATCTATGGTTGGTGATACGCTTGCAGGTGGAACAATGCAATTTGCTGGTCATGTTAGTGGTGCTTCTGGTTTAGATGATTTACCTTCTAATATTGATGAGTGGACAAAAAATGATTTCACAAGATTTCAAAATGCTACAGGTAAGAAAGCTCCTGTTGAACCAGCGGCAGATAAACAAAAAACTACTACTCCTTCTTCTTATGACACAACCACAAAAGAACAAATACAACAAAGGCAAAGTGATCGTAGTGAAAGAAGTTCTCAAATAACTGCAGGTCAAAAAATTGCAAGTCAAGACATGTCAGGTAAATCAGATCAATATAAAACAGAAGCAGTTAAACAAGCAACAAAAGGTACAACTGAGGAAGAAAGAAAAGGTGGTGCAGAGTTAGATGCATCAATGGGTATTTCAGGCTTAAATAAAGGCGGCTTGATGAAGAAGAAACGTAAAAAATAATAAGGCTACTCGGCTACGGCTGACCCCAACATAAGGAGAATAATATGCCTGAACTAGCAGAAGTGGAAACACAAAAAACTGCAGGATTCGTTGATCGTGGATATAATCACGCAAAGCGTAAACAACGAATGGAAGATGAAGCAAAGGAGATTGCAGAACTTGAAGCTCAACAACGTGGAGAATCAACTGAAGACACAGAACAAGAAGTTGTCGAAGAAGAAACGCCCGATACAGAAGTTGAAGAAACAACGCTATCTGCAGAAGAAAAATCTTTTAAAAAACGGTATGGTGATCTAAGACGCCATATGCAGCAGAAGGAAAAAGAGTGGGACGAAAAGTTAGAGAACCTACAAAAAGCTTCCTCTAAAGCTGGCATTATTCCACCTAAGTCCGATGAAGATATTGAGGAATGGGCTAAAGAATATCCTGATGTAGCTGGTATTGTAGAAACAATTGCAGCTAAGAAAGCACAGGAGATGTTTGATAAGGCCGATACTCGACTCAAACAACTTGATGAAGCTCATGCAGAAGCTCATCGAGTCAAGTCAGAGAATGAAATTCGTAAGTCACACTCAGACTTTGATGAGCTACGTGAGGCAGATGAATTTCATGACTGGGCTGATGAACAACCTAAGTGGGTTAAAGATGCGCTATATGAGAATGCAGATGACCCAGCTTCAGTAGTTCGTGTTATTGACCTGTATAAGTCAGATAAAGGACTAACTAACACAGCTAAGAAAGCAAAGAAAAAAGCAGCAGCTTCACCAGTCTCTCGACGTAGTAAGACTGAAGTAGATGTAGCTGATGCTAGTGATATGATTCGTGAGTCAGATGTTGCTAAAATGTCTAACAAAGAATTTGAAGAACGTTCAGATGAAATTAACAAAGCAATGCGCAACGGTAAATTTGTCTATGACGTATCTGGTAATGCCAGATAAACTATTGACAAACAATAAATCAATAGTATAACTAGGGACATAGAACAAAAGCCTCTTATGACTACCTTTTGTTCTAACCCAATTTCCACAAGTCTAAACTATAAAGAACCACCTGTTCAAGTACAGGCCCGTAAACTAACGGTTGGCCGACTGTTAAATTTACGCACCCTAGAAAATGTAACAGCCTCTTATTGGTATTAGCTTTGTAACGAAGCCAACTATCAGGAGGATTTATTATGGCTTTTTCAACAGCAGGGGGATACGGTAACTTACCTAACGGTAACTTTAGTTCCGTAATCTACTCTAAAAAAGTACAGCTTGCTTTCCGCAAGAGTACAGTATGTGGTGACATCACCAACTCTGATTATTTTGGGGAGATTTCTGCCCAAGGTGATACAGTTAAAATTATTAAAGAACCTGAGATTTCCGTAAGCTCATACGCTCGTGGTACTAACATCTCAGCACAAGATCTTGACGATGAGGATTTCTCATTAGTCGTTGATAAAGCTAACTATTTTGCTTTCAAAATCGACGATATTGAAGAAGCTCACTCACATGTGAACTTCATGGATCTTGCAACCAACCGTGCAGCTTATCGTTTGGCTGACCAGCACGATCAAGAAGTTCTTGGTTACTTGGCTGGCTACAAGCAATCAGCTTTGCATACAGATGCCGATACAGTAAATACTACTGTAAATGGTTCTAAAGCAGTATCTACTGCTGGTTCAGACGAATTGTTGACATCTATGAAACTCCGCAAGGATTCATTTGGCAACATTACAACAACTTCAGCAGGTGATCATTCGATTCCAGTTGCAGCACGTTTGCCTGGTGCCACAGCCCTTCCAACTGCTACAGCTTCACCAGCAATGGTTGTTGCTCGTATGGCTCGCCTCTTGGATCAACAACAAGTTGATACTCAAGGACGCTGGCTGGTTGTTGACCCAGTATTTATGGAAGTACTTCGTGACGAGGATTCACGCCTCTTCAATGCAGACTTCGGTGAATCAGGTGGACTACGCAATGGTTTGATCTTGAATAACTTCCACGGTTTCCGTGTATATACTTCAAGCAACCTACCTTCAGTTGGTACTGGTTCAGGAACTACAGGTTCTGCAAACCAAAATGCTAACTTTGGTGTTATCGTAGCTGGTCATGATTCTGCTGTAGCAACTGCTGAGCAAATCAACAAGACTGAAACTTATCGTGACCCTGACAGCTTTGCTGACATTGTTCGTGGTATGCATCTATATGGCCGCAAGATCCTTCGTCCAGAAGCTCTTGTTAACGCCAAGTATAACTTGGCATAAGGGGGGATAAAAAATGGCTAATTTAGCAACTGCAGATCATGCTGCTCAAGGTAATTCAGCACGTGGTCGTTCTCCTTATTTAGTTCAAAACACTATTGACATTGCTGCTGCAATTGTTCTTAAAGGTAGTGATTTTGCTGCTAACGATACTATGGAAGTACTTAACGTTCCTGCTGGGACCGTTATTCTTTCTGCAGGTATTGAAATTATCACTCAACTTGACGGTACTTGTACCCTCGACATGGGCTTTACAGGAGCATCACCTGCTGCTGTAGATCTTTTTGTTGATGGTCTTGATGTTGTTGGTGGAGCCGTAGGTGCTTATGGTACAACACCAGCCACCGAAGCTGCACAGGTTCAGGTGATTTCTTCAGACGATACAATTGACGTTAAGTTTGCAACTGAAACTGATGTTACATCAGGCAAACTTCGTTTCTGGGCACTCCTTATGGATGTATCAGATATGGGTAGTCATGATATGATTGCTGCTGAAGTTGATCGTGATTTACTTGCGTAACTAAACTGTTAGGTGGGCTGCTTAACTGTGGCCTACCTACACTTATGTACATATAAAGGAATAGACTATGGGTATCACTACAGCAATGTGTACAAGCTTTAAGCAAGAACTGCTTGGTGGTATACATGATCTTGACTCAGACTCAATTAAACTAGCTCTTATTAAACCTAGTAACAGTGGCACATACAATGCAGCTACAACAAATTATTCAGATGTAACAGGTAACTCAGACGAGGCTTCTGGTACAAATTACTCTGCAGGTGGGCAAGTTTTAGATAGCCCCTCTATTACAGTTAGTGGAACTACAGCTATGGTAGATTTTGCAGATGAAGTTTTTTCAAACGTATCCACATCAGCAGATGGATGTATTATTTATAATGCAGGGCAATCTAATAAAGCTATTTGTGTAATTGACTTTGGTGGCACAGTAACAGCAGTAGCTGGAGATTTAACTATTGAGTTTCCTGCTGTTGGGGCAAGCACTACTATAATTAGAATAGCTTAAACTATGGCTACGTATGGTGCTAATGACGCCATATATGGCAAAGGTACTTTTGGTACAGCTAGATTTGGCAGGGTTACACCTGTAATATCTTTAACGGGTGTTACAGGTACAGGCCAAATAGAGCCACCTGAAATTGGTGGTTTTGAAGTTGACATTGGCGTAAGGCTTACTGCGACTACTCTAGGTACAGGTAGTCTAGGATCGTTTCAAGTAAATGTAGGGGCTGGTCTAACTGGTGTAACGTCTACTGTAAGTATCGGTCAAGTATCTATCTCTAATCAGCATAGTTTACTTTCTGTATCTGGTACTAGTAGTATAGGTTCTGTTGGGGCAGGTGTTACTCCAAATATAATAGGTACAACCGCTATAGGTCAAGTAGGTTCTATTGATAAAATACACGTATCAGAAACTATAGTATCTGCAGGTATGACTTCTACTATTGGATCAATAACAACAACTGCAGTAGTATTTAACTTTGAAGCAGTAAAGAACTTGTACAGTAAAAGACGTACTGTTATTATACCAAGGGCGGCATAATGAGTACTTCAGCAGAAAGAACAGCAAGAGTACCGCAAGAAAACAGAATAGTGTTTGTTTATAAATCATCTACTTCTTCTGATAGGATTGCTAGAGTACCAGAACAAAATAGAACAGTTTTTGTAGAAAGACGACCCACTACTGCAGAAAGAACTGTATATGCAACTGAGGATTAAACATGAGCTTTCGTTGGCCTAATAAAGACCCTGATGAACAACTAGACTACAGCATTGACTGGTCTAGGTTTTTAGGTGATAGCATTACCATTACAGGTGTTCTATGGTCTGTAGATGCTGCTGATGGCACAAAGACAACTATTGCAGGTGGAGCTACAGTAAACGGTATACAAAACGTATCGCAAAGCCACACTAATACAGTAGCTACAATTAATATTGGATCTGGAACTAATAACGTAGAGTATAAATTCTACTGTAGAATTACAGACAGTTCAGGTAGTCAAGCAGAACGTGTAGTTAAACTACGAGTAAAGGAACGCTAGATGGCATATGATTATTTAGGTTTAGTAAATGATGTCAACAGACGTTTAAACGAAGTGGAGCTTACTGCAGATAACTTTGCATCTGCTATTGGTTTTTATTCTGCCACTAAAGAAAGTGTAAACTCTTCAATTCGTTTTATCAATCAAGAACAGTTTGAGTGGCCCTACAATCATGTAGAGCAAGAAGATACTCTTACTCCTGGTGAAGTACGTTATGCTTATCCTGCAGATGCTAAGACAATTGACTTTGATAGTTTCCGTATAAAAAGAAATACTACTTTTAATAATACTACCCAAAGATTAACTACCCTTTCCTATGAAGAGTACCTTGACAAGTTTATTGACCTTGAATATAATTCCGACGAAACCGTTAGAACTTTACCTAACCGTATTTTTAGAACTCCAAGTCAGGAATATGGTGTAGTACCTTCTCCCGATAAAGCTTATGAGTTAGTGTATGAGTATTATAGATTACCTGTAGATTTAATTAGTGCAACAGATGTACCTACAGTGCCTGAACAGTTTAGGCATGTAATTGTAGATGGTGCTATGTACTATGCCTACTTGTTTAGGGGTAATTCTCAAGATGCTACTATAGTTTACCAAAAGTATATTGAAGGTATAAAGAACATGAAAACTCTTTACATCAATAGGTATGATTACTTAAGGAGCACTGTTATAACTTCAAATAGTAAATTAGTGAGAGCTTTATAATATGCCCACTGCTTGGCAGACATTTCCAGTAGAATTTCGTGGGGGTCTGATTACTAATGTCAGTCCACTACAGCAAGGTATTAATGCTGTAGGATCTGCGAGAGAGCTACGTAACTTTGAGCCATCTATTGAAGGTGGCTACAGACGTATACAAGGTTACACAAAGTATAACTCTACTGCTGTACCTTCTTATGGTGCAACTAAAGTACAAGGTGGTAGTCAATCTGGTACTACCCTAAACATGGCTAGTATCTTTGTTACTGCTGCAGTGGGCGATAAGTTTACTATAGCAGGAGATGCCACAGAGTATACTATATCTAATATTGCAGTTGGATCGTCAGGCTATAACGACACAAATAAAACACTCACTGCTACAATTACACCTGCCCTTGCAGCTACACCAGCAGATCAAGCAGCTATTACTTTTGTAAATAATACTAATTTAATTCAAGGTGTAGGATATTTTAACTCAGAAGTATTTGCTTATCGTGATGGTGCTATTTGGAGCAATGACACAGCAGGTGCATGGTCACAAATTAATGTACCTAACTACGGAACTGTTTTAGTAAATGGTGGAAGTCAGACAGGTGGTACAGTTGCTATAGATGGTTTAACGGGTGTACCGTATATTGGAGACACCTTTACTATTGCTGGCATTGCTAAAGTATATACAGTTACAGCAGAGCCTACAGTCACTAGCGGTGGAGCTACAGTAACTATTACACCTAACTTAGCAAGTAGCCCTGCGGATGATGCAGCTATTACTTTCCTAGCTACAGATAGAGGCAGTAATAACAAGCTACGGTATAGCCGTTACAATATTACTGGTACACCTACTATTATGTTTGTAGATGGTGCTAACTATCCAGCTAAGTACGATGGTACAACTTTTACTACACTCAATGAAGCGCCTACAGATTTAATTGCTGCACAGTTTGTAGTAAACTTTAAGAATCAACTATTTTTTGGTAAAGATAATTTAATAGTATTTAGTGCGCCTTATACAGATACTGACTTTACTGCTGCTGCAGGTGCAGGAACAATTAATGTTGGAGAAGATCTAACAGGACTTATTGTTTATCGTGATCAGCTTATTATCTTTACTCGTCGCAGAATATTTAGATTAACTGGCGATACTATTGCAAACTTTGTGCTTGCACCTATTACACTAGACATTGGTTGTGTCAGTGAAGACACTATTCAGGAAATAGGTGGTGACGTAATGTTTATGGCACCTGATGGTCTTAGGCTACTAAGTGCTACAGATCGTATTGGTGACTTTGGATTATCTACTGCATCTAAGCCAATTCAAGATGTAATGACTAGCTTTACTTCTGGAAATACAAGTTTTGCTTCTTGTGTTATTCGTGGCAAAAGTCAGTATAGAGTTTTTGGATATGCAGCTAGTGTTTCTAAAACATCTGCTAGTGGTATCTTAGGTACACAGTTTGCTGATCAATCTGCTCAAGGAATGGCATGGGCACGACTACGTGGAATTAAAGCTTATGTAGTTGATAGCTACTATGACGATAATATTGAAGAGCTTGTATCTTTTGCATTTAATGATGGCATAGTGTATCAAATGGAACAAGGTAGTTCTTTTGATGGTGATAATATTAGAGCTACTTTTAGTACTCCACACTTTGTAATTAATGATCCAAGAATACGTAAAACATTGTATAAACTAACTACTTACGTAGATCCACGAGGGTCTGTAACTGGTCAAGCAGCATTGAAGTTAGACTTTGACCAACCTAATTCAATTGAACCAACACCAGTTACCTTTAGTAATGGTGCAACATCAACAGCATCTTTTTATGGAGATGCAATATTTGGAACAGCTACCTTTGGTGGTAAATTAGTAAATGTATTTACCAATCAAATAGTAGGCGCAGGAAGATCTGTCTCATTACAGTACGTATTTGACAGCACAGATCCAGAGTTTTCGCTGGATGCTTTAGCATTAGAATTTGCTACTAACGACAGACAATAAGGAACAGAGAAATGGGAACAGGTTACACACGTAACGATACCGCAGACAACATTGCAGACGGTAACATCATTAACGCTTCAGATCTTGACGGTGAATTTGACGCACTGCAATCTGCCTTTGATAATAGTACAGGACATACACATGATGGTACTGCTGGTGAAGGTGCGCCCATTGAAAAGGTAGGACCAAACCAAGAAGTTGTTGTAACAGCTACTGTGTTACGTCCTGCAGCAAATAATACTATTGACCTTGGTGTGGAAACTAGCAACGAGTTTAAAAACTTGTACATCGACGGTACAGCCTATCTTGACGCTGTTGATATTGATGGCGGTACTATTGACGGTCTGTCTGTCCTTACAGTAGATAACTTATCACTTAACGGTAATACAATTACTTCTACTGACACGAATGGTAATTTAAATCTTCGTGCTAATGGCACTGGTATTATTTCTGTAGATGCTACAGATGTAAACTTTGGTGATAGTGATAAAGCTACTTTTGGTGACGGGTCTGACCTACAGATTTATCATGATGGGTCTAATAGTTATATTGATGACGCTGGTACAGGTAATCTTCAAATAAGGGCAAGTTCTCAGATTAAGCTGCAAAAATACACTGGTGAAAATATGTTCGTCGGCATAGCTGACGGTGCAGCATCAATGTACTATGATAATCAGCAAAAACTCGCCACCACCAACACAGGCATTGCCGTAACTGGTGACGTAGATGCATCAGATGACTTGATCTTGTCTAGTGATAGTTCAAAGATTACTTTTGGTGCTGATGGTGATGTTGAATTAGAGCACATACATAACGTTGGGCTTACTTTAAAAACTACGGGCACTGGTGATGATGCTTTTCCAAAGTTTATATTACAATCTAATGAAGATACTATTATTGCTGGTGAAGTAATTGGTCGTATTGATTTCGGCACTAACTCTAGTGCTGGTGGTGTATCTGTAGGTACTCAGGCTCGTATTACGGTTGATGCTACGGACACATATTCTAGTACTGTAGCTGGTTCTAGGCTGGAATTTTACACTACCGAATCAGGTGGTGCCTTAAATAAGGCAATGGTAATTGATCCAGATCAAAGTATTAGGTTTACTGGTGGTACTGACGTTAAACTAGATGCAACTAATGACACATTAGACTTCCCAGATAACTTTAAGATTATGATGGGTGCGGGTGATGATCTACAGATTTATCATGATGGGACAAACAGCCGTATTGAGGATATTAACGGCGCAAACTTGATTTTGCGTAGTAGTGCTGATGTTCGGATTGATAAATATACAGGCGAAAACATGGGCGTTTTTAACGCCGACGGCTCTGTTGATTTGTATTATGACAACAGCAAAAAACTCGCCACCACCAACACAGGTGTAGATATCACAGGTGGTTTTACTGCTACTGATGGATCTACTATTACTGTAGATGATAACTCTGTTGCTTTAGACCTTATTTGTACAGACACAGATGCATCTTCTGGACCAGTACTTAGACTATCTAGAGATGTTGCTGGTGCAGCAAGTGATGTTATTGGTACAGTCCAATATTATGGACAAGATGTAGCTGGAAACGATAATCAGTATGCTGAAATTAAAGGTAAAATAGGAGATGCAACTAATGGTGCTGAAGACGGTGAACTAGTTCTTAGCACTATGGTTGCAGGAACTATTCGGTCACGTTTAAATTTTAGCTCTACAGAAGCTGTATTTAACGATGGGTCACAAGACATTAACTTTCGGGTTGAGTCTAATGGCAATGCAAACATGTTATTTGTTGATGGCGGCAATGATCGGGTGAGCATTGGACATGCTACACCAGATGGCTTATTGCACCTAAAAAATTCAGATTCTACAGCATACTCTGCTACAGCAACCGATGGTCAAGTTGGGGTTGGACCAACTATTTATTTAGAAAATCCAGCTAATTCTAATACTACTGTTGGCGGTCAAATTCTTTTTGGAATGCGTGACACTGAAGAACAGGCACGAATTGGTGCAACAGGAGGCACTGCACCAGCCTTGACGTTTGGGACTGGTGATGTTGAACGTATGAGGTTGCATAGTGCAGGATATCTGTCATTAGGTAATAACCTAACCAATCCTGATAACTCACTGTTACATCTTACAGCAAATAGTACTGATAACTTCAGTCTTTTGCAATTGGAAAGTAACGATGGCGGTTCATCTACAGCACCTGATATAGCACTTTATCGTAACTCTGCATCACCTGCGGATAGTGATAATATTGGAGCTATACACTTCTATGGAAACAATAGTGCTGGTGATCGTACATTATTTGGAAATCTTTACCATCGAATAACAGATGTTACTGACGGTAATGAAGATTCAAAGTTTGAAATGTATGCCACGCAATCTGGATCACTTATTAATTACTTAAGTGTAGGATCAAATGCAAGTGGTACTGGCGAAGTTGTCGTTAATGAAGGTTCAGCAGACATAAACTTTAGAGTTGAAAGTAATGCTCAAACAAACGCCTTTGTAGTAGATGCGGGTACTGATTTTATTGGTATGCATGTAGGTAGTGCCTTAGCACCTGACGGATACACAGAACGAGTACGAATTGCGTCGGACGGAGATAACCTTGGCGGGTCACTTGTTATGTCTGCTAATAATGCCGGTAGAATTGGTAGTGCCGCCGAAAATGATATTGTCTTTTATGATAACGATACGGCCACAGCAAACAGTCAAGCTATAGGAAATATACGTTGGTACGGCCTAGATGCCTCTGGTGCTGGTGCAGGGTTTAAAATGGGTATTAAAGGTAGAGCACAGGCTAATGGGAGTGCTTTTCTTGAGTTTTTTTCGTCAAGTGACAGTGCAAATTATGAAAGAACACTTACAACATCAGCCTCATCTTGCACGGCGGGTTCAGATAATGTAAGGGATCTTGGTTCTTCTGGAACTCGTTGGGATGATGTGTTTGCTACCAACGGCACAATTAACACATCAGATGAACGTTTAAAACAACAAGTTGCAGCACTTAGCACCAACGAAATTAATGCAGCTAAAGCAATTAGTGCATTGTTTAAAACATATAAGTGGAACGATAAGGTTGCAGAAAAAGGTGACAATGCTCGTATTCACTCAGGCGTAATTGCACAACAGGTTAAAGCTGCAATGGAAGCTAATAGCCTTGATCCAATGAAGTATGCCTTCATGTGTTGGAATGAGTTTTACGAAATAGAAATGTCAGGTGAGGACATTGTAACGCCTTACATGGAAACCTTTGAGGTTGGCGATCCAGAGATTCCAGAGGGTGCTACATATGTAGACAGGTACTCTATTCGTTATAGTGAACTAATGTCGTTTATTCATGCAGCAACAGAGCAAAGACTTGCAAGTATTGAGTCACGGCTAGATGCACTGGAAGCTGAATGATGTCTGAAGATAGCTGGCACTTGAGCAAGTCTGTACCGATTACACTAATCTTTGGCTTACTTGTTCAGGGAGCAGCTATCGTATGGACAGTTAGTATGATGATGTCTGACATAGAAGCTAACAGAGATGACATCATGTCCTTACAACAACGCATGGCCCGTATAGAAACTTCGGTACATGAACAAGCAATATCACTTGCACGTATAGACGAAAACATAAAAGCAATAAGATCATCAGTAGAAAAGATGGCAGACAGAAATGAATAAGAAGGTTTGCCATAATGATAGAAGTATTAGCTTTAGCAGGTGCAGTTACTAAGATAGCTGGTGCAGTTAGTTCTGCAGTTAAAGCTGGTAGTGATGTAGCAGACTTACTGCCTCACTTTGGTAAGTTAGCTAAGTTAGATAGTGAGATTCAACTAGCTGAAAAGGGTGCACATAAAGGCCCACTAGGTAGGTTAAGTTCGTCTGAAGAAGAAGGCTTTGCAATTGCACAAGCTAAGATGAAACACAAAGAGTGTATGGATGAGTTAAGGTCAGCTTGTCAACTTTATGGACCACCAGGAATGTGGGATCTGGTTGTAAAAGAACAAGCAGCAGCTAGACAAAGACACAAAGAAGCGTTAGAATTACAAGCAAAGCAAAGAGACAGGTTATTCTGGGGCATATCACTAGTAGTCGGAGTAGTAATATTCTTAGGTGGTTTAGTCTTAATGATCTGGGGTCTTAACGAAGTAGTGAACGGATAAAGGACTTTTTATGGCGTATAGTATGATTTCAAATAACGATGGCACGTATAGTATGCCTTCTTCTGCACAACAAAAAGAACAAAGAGAAAGTGGTGAATACGCTGCTAATGCAGCTAAAAATACAGCTAATAATTCTTCTAGTAATAGTGGAAGAAGTGGTTCTAGTTCTAATAGAAGCTCTACTACTCAAACTACTGGCTATTCTGTAGCACAAGATTATGATTGGGAAGCCCTAACAAAAGACCCAGGAAGGTGGACTTGGTTTGAGAATCGTTACAACCCAAATAAACCATATATGCAAGCTGCTCACTGGAAGAATACAGTTACTGGTGAGAAGAAGCTAACTGAGTTCCGTGATATTCGTAATGATAAAGGTAAGATACAAAAAAGTTTATTGCACCCTTACGGTAAAGCTTTTGGTGCAGATCTTAATAAACCCCACACAGAGTGGAAAGCACGTAAAAAGAAGTACGACACTTTTAGTTCTTATTTAGATGAAGCAGGTAAAGATTCAGTAAGTTTTGCAGACTACCTAAAAGGTCAGCAAGCTTATGATTCTGAGATGAAAATCTATAATGATGATTTAGCAGCTAAAGCAGCAGCGGCTGAAAGAGCTGCAGAAGAAGCAGCTAAAGAAGCGGCAGCGAGGGCTAAAAAACTTGAAGAAGAAGCTGCTGCTGAAGCTGTTAGAAAAGCCGCAGAGGCTGAAAGAATTAGACTAGAGGAAGAGTTAGCAGCAGCTCAGGCTGAAGCTACAAGGCTTCGCCTTAAAGCTGAACAAGAGGCTCAAGAGGAAGCTGAACGAATTAGATTAGAAGAAGAAGCTGAGCTTGAGCGTATTAGGTTAGCTGAAGAAGAAGCTGAAAAAGCTCGTTTAGCAGAAGAAGAAAGATTACGACTTGAGGCTGAAGCAGCTAAAAAAGCTCGCATAGAGGCAGCTCAAGGAGTGGCTCAAAACCGTATAGATTCAAGAGGTTCTGCAGATTATACTTCAGCTTTTACTGGTGAAGGTGCTTCTGTATATAACCCCCCTGGTTTTGAAGTAGGTAAAGCAGCACCAATGGTAGGCCCAACAAGTGTTGCTTCTGACTCAGCTAATCTCACCTCCGAAGTTTATTCTCCTAATTATATTCAAGGTGCAATACCCCAAACGGTAGAGCTACCTTCAGTCTCACCAGCAGGAATGAGTAGCACAGCTATGTATGAAAATGATTTGGGTCAACAAATACCCGTAACAATTGTGGATGGAAGACCTGTAACTTATGTACCCCCAGGATTTACTGCAATGGCAGAAGGTGGGTCTGTAGGCTATGCTGAAGGTGGTGACGTAGATGCACAATATCAACTAGCTACGAAATTTCTTGGTTATAAAGGGCCAAAAACTGAGGCTGGTTTAAATGATTTTGCAAAAGCTAATCCTGCAGTAGGTGCTCGTTTAGGTATGTATCGTCAGGCTATGTCCCAAGGTGGCATGGCAAGAGGTTTTAATGACGGTGGTTATAGTTATAAAGAAGACACCTTGCCGATGTTTCAAAATACTTTGAGACAAACTATGCAACCTATGCAATCTCAAGTGTCTTATATGACACCTACAAAAAATCAATTTATATCTCCAACAGCGGGTCAAGTGTATGGTCAAGCACCTACAACTCGTGCGGCCACTGTTGGTAGAACTTATACAGCACAGACACCAACCTACGTACCAGCTTCAACTTATCAAGCAGGTAGCATAAGCCCTTTTGTACAAGACTATACGCAACGTATGGATGGTGTCCAAGGGGAGCTATCTGAGGACGCTCAAGTTGATGCAGCACAAGGTAGTTCTAGCTTAAATATCAATGCGGCTCAAGGTGAAGCTACAATGATGGAGAATCCTGTAACTAGAGAGATACAGGATGGAGAACTTATAAGTGGTGTAGCAGACGCTGAGAAAGCCGCTAAGTTTGCAGAACAAATTGAAGCAGCAAGTGCAAGCCCAAGTAAAAAGGCTACTGTACAAGGCCAGTTAGAAGGCCTTATGCAACAGTTTGAGGGTGGTGAAACACCTGCTTGGGCCGCTGGTGCTATGAGATCTGCTATGGGGCAAATGGCTGCTAGAGGCTTAGGTGCTTCGTCTATGGCAGGTCAAGCACTTGTTCAGTCAGCTATGGAGTCAGCATTACCAGTAGCTATGGCAGATGCTCAAACTCAGTCACAATTTGAACAACAGAACTTGTCAAACCGTCAACAACGTGCTATGCTTGCAGCACAACAACGTGCTCAGTTTATTGGTCAAGAGTTCGATCAAGCTTTCCAAGCTCGTGTTATGAACTCTGCCCGTATTAATGACATAGCTAATATGAACTTTACAGCAGAGCAAAACATTGCTTTGGAAAACTCTCGTGCTGCTAATAGTATGAACTTAGCAAACCTGAGTAATCGTCAAGCTGGAGTTATGGCTGAAGCTGCAGCAATTGCCAACATGGATATGGCTAACCTTGACAACAGACAACAAGCTGCTGTACAAAACGCTCAAAATTTCTTAGCTATGGATATGTCTAACTTAGATAGGGCGCAGCAGACAACTATATTTAAGGCACAGCAAAATATTCAAGCTTTGTTTACAGATCAAGCTGCTGAGAATGCTGCAGCACAGTTTAATGCTACAAGTGAAAATCAAACCAAACAGTTTTTTTCTTCACTAGCTTCACAAACTTCTCAGTTTAATTCTTCACAAAGAAATGCTACTGAGCAATTTAATGTAAACTCGATAAACTCTATTCGTCAATTTAACTCTAACTTGCAACAGCAGAGAGATACTTTTAATGCCTCGAATAGTTTAGTTGTAGCTCAAGCTAATGCTCAGTGGAGGCAGAACATTGCAACGTTAAATACTGCTGCACAGAACCAAAGTAATTCAGATTTTGCCTCTGCTATAAATGATCTGACAGCCTCTAACATGGATAAAATTTGGCAGACAGAACGAGATCTTATGGATATGAACTATAAGTCTGTTGAAAATGCTAAAGATCGTGCAATGCAAATGTTATTAGGTGAGCAAAGCTTAGAAGCTCTTAGAGAAAAAATTGGTTATGAAGAAGATAAATCTAAATCCGAATTGTTTTTTAGATTTTTATTCGGAAATGACTTTAAACTTTAATAGGAAAACGTAGACATGGTAACGAGAGCAAACTATAAAACAGGTTACGATAATTATTCAAAAGAAGCTGAAAAAGAAGCTGAAAGCTTAGAACGTAAAGCTTCCATACAGCAATCTGGAATGATGGCTAGACGAAAGTTAGCTGATACAACAGCTAATTTAGATCCCAGTGAGGGTTTAGATCCAGCTCCTGAGTTAGCTAGTAGGTTTAAAAAATACAGAGAGTATGCTAATAACTACTCTTCAGCGAGAGAGTCAATGATCTCTAAGATCAATGCTGAAAAGGGGTTGCTGTCTAAGAGTCCTACAGAGAGCTTGATGGCTAAACAAGCTAGTGGAGAGAATGTAGGACAAAGACTTGTAGGAGATATATCAGACGCCTTAGGTCTAACAGATGTTCAAGCTGCAGGTATTGCAGGTAACTTTGACCATGAGACAGGTGGATTTAAATTCATGCAAGAACTAAAACCTGTTGTCCCTGGATCTAAAGGTGGTCTTGGTTTTGCTCAATGGACTGGACCTCGAAGAAAAGCATTTGAATCTTGGGCTAAAGAAAACAATTTAGACACGAATACTTACGAAGCTAACTTTGGATTCTTTATCCACGAAGTTCAGAACACTAATGAAGGTAGATTCTTAGAGGATTTACAAGAAGCTAAAACTGTTGAGGAGTCAACCCGAATAGTGTCTGAACAATACCTAAGGCCAGGAAAACCTATGATGAAAAGTAGGTTGACTAGGGCTAATACTTATCTTCCTGGAGGACAATAATGAGCGTTATATTTGCAGCACCTATTCCAGGTCAATCACTTACTTCTGAACCTAAGTCCAGACCTTTTGAAAGACCACCACAAATAGTTGACCCTGTTGATGCATTAGATATGCACATCGAAAACATTACTAACGTTGAAGCTTTAGAAGATGCCTTTCACTTTCTTGAAATGGGTCTAACTTTAACAGCCTTAGTGCAAGGTGTACTACGCAGTGCTGTAATGGAGGGGTTACATAGTATTGATGTAAGTCTTGCTATTGCACCAGTCCTACATGAGTACATAAAAGGCTTAGCACTAGAAGCTGATGTAGAGTTTGATGAGGGTTTTGAGAACAAGGAAGAAAAAGTAGCTCTGTCTTATAACAGAGAACGTGGAAAAGCTGTAAAGATGCTTGAAAAGCTACGTGAAGAAACAGGTGAACCAGCCTTAGAAGTACCTCAAAAAGATACTCAAGAAGAAGTTGAAGAACAAGAACCTCAAGAAGCTCCTGAAGAACCTATGCCAGAAGCTCCACAAGGTTTAATGGCAAGGAGATAATACATGGCATTTAGTTTTGCAGGAGCCTTAAGTGGCATGGATAAAGTGCAAGCTAGGAAAGATAGAGAAGAAGAACTGGCTCAAGCTCGTGAGCAAAGTCTCTTTCAAATCTACCTAAATAAGCTTGAAAAACAAACTGCTTATAAAAGCAGTGATGCTTACTTAGAGGCAGCTCAAGCTTCTTTAGACCTACAAAAAATGGTAGATGATGCAGATATTGATGATGAAGAAGCACTATCATTTCTTAACAGTGCTATACAAGATCCCTTTGCTGCTCAAGATATATTAAAATTTCAAAGGACGTTGGAAGAGGATGGGCGATCTGTGCCCTTATCTCAGATACGTTCTATGATGATTATATCTCAAGCAAAAGCTCCTGTTCAAGACAAGATGGATTATATTAGTCAGATTACTGGTAAAGATTTTACGGATGAAAAAGAGTTCTACAGGATGGCTCAAGAATTATCTAAGATTACTACAACTCCAGGTCGTACCTTTACAGTGACTCCAAAACCTGGTGTCTTAACTGCTTATGAACCGCAAGAAAAACGTCAAAAAGCTATGTTAGATATTGTTTTGCAGAGTACAATACCTCTAGCTAAAGCTAGTGTTGAGGAGATGCTTAACGACCCTAGCAAAGCAACAGAACGTAGTCAGATAGAAAATCTTCTACAGCAAATACAAAGTGGCGGTGACCAGGCTGATAGAGCTGCACAATTTCTTATAGATGAATTTATGACACCTGTGGTGTTCCGAGAAAATCTTCTTGAGATGTTTCCTAGTAAGTTTGAAGGTCATGATAAAAACCCGTATCTACCACCGCAGTTAAGGAATTTAAATACTGAACCTGAGCCTGAGCCTAGTAGTATTCCAGTGGGTGCTACAGCTACTAACCCTGATACTGGTGTAGTGATAACTTGGGATGGTACCAACTGGAAAGATCCACAGGGAAATATTGTAAACCTATAAGGGGTAAAGATGACTAACATACCTGAGGGGTTTACTTTAGATAAGCCTACAAATATAAGTGTACCAGAAGGTTTTACTCTAACTGACCCAAATGTTTTAGTTGAACCTGAGAAGGTTGAACCTGCGTTACCTGAGGCTGGTACATACACTCAAAATGACTTAGCAGAGAATGACTATGCCTACTCTATAGCTGAAGGCTATATGCGTGATAGGTTTGGTGATGAAGAAGTAGATGGTAAATCTAGAGAGGATGTTATTGATAGCTTCTTGAACAATCGTCGTGGTGTTGTATCAGGTAATACTATGCGTGGTCTAGCTGAGATAGACTACATCAACGACATACAAGATGATGAAGCTAAGAAGACTAGAGCTGCTGCTGCATATAAACTGTACGAGAATATGGCTGGCATCTTTAGTAAAGAAACAACAGTAGGTGAAAAAGCTGAAGGTGTGATGGATTTTACTAGGAGTGTGCTTCTTGATCCAGCAAACCTCCTTGGAGGATTTATAGGTAAGGCTGCAGCTAATGGTTCTATTCGTGTAGGTACATCAGTTGCAAAGAAGGCTGCTCTGCAGTCTATGCAAAAAGAAGGCACAAAAAAGACAGCTGAAAAAGTTGGTACCAAGTTGTTTACAGATGGAATGCAAGCTTCACGTACAGCTACTAAGGCTAAGATAGGTTCTTATGTACAGCAGACTTTAGGTAAGACTGCTGCTCAACGTCTAGCTACCAAGAAAGCTATTACAGAAATAGGTATTACCACTGGTATAGATGCTGCAATAGGTACAGGTATGGAATACTTGTATCAAGATGGTCTAGTAAATGTAGATGCACAGGAAGATATTAACTACCTAGCTGTGGGCATAGCTGCTGCTGGTGGTATTATTATGGGTGGTGTTCAAGCTGGCTTAATTGCAAGACGTGGTATGTCAGGTACAGCAGTGCCTACAATGGAATTACCTACACCAGATGCTACAGGCTTTTTGTCAGAAGCTTCTCAAGCTATAGATAAATATATAAAGCAAGACAAAGTAGAAATTGGTAGGGACTGGAAGACAAAACTAGAAGGCGGAGCAGAGTTATCTAAAGGTAGCAAAGACTTTAGCCATGATTTCTTTAAAGTTCTTATACTGGGACATAACGAAGGTGATGAAGTTATCTTTAAGGGTATGACTCAGACTGCCTTTGAAAGAGGGTTTGTTTGGGCTAAACGTTTTGAGGATGATAAGTTTACCAACTGGATGGCTGATATTATTGCCGATGTTAGCGACAAAGAAGCTCAAGGGTTTATAAAAGCTATTGAAAAAGCTACTGGCAACAAGATTAAAGTACGTGACAATGATGGCAACATCATCCCAAGATCTCAAGTTACTGGTAAAGATATAGGTGACATACTATCATACAAGATGTCTGAGGCTGGTGCGACTCTTGGTCTTATGGGTCAGTCAGCTAAACAGCTAGGTCTTTCTCTTACTGATATGGAACTAAAGGATCTATATCAGTCTGCCTTAGATGCTGGATTTATTCGTGGTGATGCGACTGTTAAAACAATAGAAGTTGGCGACAGGGTATCTTCAGTAGGTACAAAAAGAATTGGTGAAGTAAAGGAGATAGATGGAGATCTGGCAACAGTAGTCTATCGTAGCAGGAAAGGCAAAGTTACTACTAAGAAGTTACGGCTGTCTGTTCTAAAGGATACTGAGCCTAAGGCTGCTAAAGATTTTGACCCAACTGTAGCTGCCATGACCTTAGAAGCTTTCGAGAAAAACCAAGATCGTTTAATTAGATTACTTGTTGCTCATCCTTCTACAAGTGCACTTAATGTAGTTGGTTGGGGTACTAATGCTGCCTTGCAAAGTACTACTGATATGTCTATAGCATTAGTGAATGCTGGATATGGTACACTACAAAAGTTAGCTGGTCAGGTAGAAAAAGGTGCTGAAACTCAGAGGTTAGCTAAGATTCTTATGGAATCTAATATGCAAAGGGTCAAGTTCCTACTCGATCCTGACATGACTTATACAGCTTTTGAATCTGCACTGCAAAGAAACTCTGAAGCACTTCAAAGATTAAACAGTGTACTTCCTGGTGGTGTAGAAGGTACCAATACCTTACTAACAGGCGGTAAGTTTAGCCCAGGTATGAAACTACTTGGGTTAAAAACAGATAACTATATTGATATGGTGCAGAAACTTACCTTAGTACAAGCACAGGATGGATTTACTAAGTCGCAAGAATTTTTATTTCAGATGGATAAGAAGCTTAGAGTTGCTACAGGTAAAGGTTGGAACGAATTTTATAGGTCTGAAAAGATAGGTGATATGTCTCTTCAAAAATATATGGGCAGTAGGGAGTATCGTACTATAGAAGCTAATGCTGTTGAGGATACCTTGGAGGCAATCTTTTCTAAATCTTATAAGGGTGAAGGTTTAGTAGGTACAATTGCAGGGGGTATAGAAAACGCTAGGAAGCTTCCTGTTATAGGTATGGCAGTTCCCTTTGGTAGATTCTTTAATGCCACAGTAGCATTCACAGGAAAGAATGCTCCTGGAGTAAACATGATTGCAAAGGGTATGGGTTTCTACGACAACATGACTATGAAGGAAGCATTTGCTAGAACTACGATATCTGCTGGTGCTCTTTGGGTAGTATCTAATGAAGAAATTGATAACGTTAAAAAAGGTTTACCTTTATATGCAACAGCTACTGCAGGTGGAGAAGTTATAAACCAACAGTTTGACTTTCCTATATCTGCATACAGAGCTGGGGGTAGAATCTGGGCGTTGATGCGGATGGGTGAAAAGCAACAAGCTATGGAAGCTTTTAAGCAGTTTAGGCTGGACTTTGGTTTAAGTGGTTTATTAAGAAACCTAGATAAAACTCAAAGGGATACACTAGAGTCTATTACGCTTATGATTGACCCTGAAAGACGTGATGTTGCTGGTGCTTTAAATATAGCTGGCAACACCTTAGCTAGTCAGTTTGTAAATCCTATATTCAGGGCTGCAGAACCTTTGAACATTGTCGCTGGTCTTGCTAGAGGTGAAGATGCTGCACCTATAGATAGAAAACAAAACAACAAGCTAGTAAATAATGCCTTTCGTTACATAGACAATATCATACCTTTGTTTATGGGAGAACCTTTAGCCGAAGCTAGAAAGACTGCTGCAGGTGGTACAGTCGATATACAATCTACTAAGATGTTAGGTATTAGAAACATCAGGCTTACTGATACTCAACGTGTTATGAATAGGGTAGGTATACCAGACTATAAACTTGATACTATGATTGGAAACAGTAAGAAAGTTAAAGACCAAGCACCTCAAGCTGGTAATGCTTTGAGTGGAATCTTTTTTGATATAATAGAGTCAGAGTCAAGCTTGCTGCTAGAGTCCAGTTGGTTTGATAAGCTAACTCAAGAAGAAAAGTTACAACATTGGAAGGGTGATGTTGTACCCAGAGCAAAAGATTTAGCTAAGACTTTCTTGCGTATGCAATACTCTGGACCTGAAGATGTAACTGCGCTACAGTACGACATAACTAGCAAGTTTCCTAAGTCAGGTGTTCAGAAAGGTCTAAAGGAATTAAACTTGGGAGACCTAGAAGACTTAGAGCCGAACGAACTCTTCATACTTCAACGGTATCTAGAAACTGAAGAGTCCTTACGTAGCTTACGTATCTTTAAAAAGCAAACAGAATAAACTTAGGGGGGCCACTTGAAGCCCCCCCTTTTTTACTGTTCATCATCGTCCTCTAACATGAAGTCGGCCCAATCATATGACTCACGCTTTATATCTCCCCTATGAACATGGCCAGGAGATCTTGATAACAACGCAGCCATCGCTTGACCAGCTAAGTACCTACGAGAAGTAAGTGCTTTGTTTTTAAGCGGTGGCTTTATCTTTTTCTGCCTATAACTTTTGGCCTCTTCTTCAAGACTCTTTTTGTTTTTGTTCATTCAGCTTAACCCTTTCAAGGTTACGGAAGTAGGCTTTGTTAAAGCCCATCTCCCACTCCCTGCCCTGCTTGGTACTTGGCTTATGAGGGTTACCTAAGTTACCTTCCCTAAAAGCCTTTAGACCTTCTTCGTATGGTTTCATTTGTGCTTTTCCTCCATTGCCTCTAGCATCTTGTTTAAATACCATTCTGCTTTCTCCATATCCTGAACAGGGTTACCCTTGTACATGTACCTGTGTTGGTACTTGATCATATTACCGTGGCAGTAACCTATGAACTGCTCAAGGGTTAGTACTTGTTTGATATAATCAATGCACTCTATACCACCACTTAACTTGTAATGTGCTGGGCTGTTTACTGGGTCGTATTTCATTTAAACCTCTTTAGGGATTTCAAAACAATAGTATTTTACATTAGAGTTAGGTGAAGGTCTAGTGTCCATAAGTCTTTTTTTAAGTGGAGCTGCAAACTCATGACAAGCAACTTGACTTGGAAAGAACGTATGATGACCTTGGATCTTATACCTAT